CCTCGTTGGCTTGCCCCGAAATCTTCATCGCGTGATCGAGGGCTGTAAGCGCGCCCTCGTTCGCCGCGACCATCTCGTCCGCTTCAAGGATGGCTTTCTTGTCGGTTGACGTCAGCGGGGCTTGGTCCTCTCGCGGCATCTTTCCGGTCAGGATGTAGGACCGGTAGGCCGGGTCATCTTCGGTCATGCCGAGATTGGCGGCTTCCTGCCGGCGCCGGTCGAAGTCGGACGTTCCCTTGTTCTCAAGTTGGCGCTCGGCGAGGCTCATCCGTCGCTCTTCAATCCCTTTCTCGAAATCCATCTTCTCGCGCCACTGCGCGTCCTCTTTTTCCTGCCGCTGATTTAGGAGCGTCTGCTTCTGTTCGAGCTGTTCCTGGTCGCCCATGTACTTCTGTGCCCCGCCAAACCCGCGGCCGAAAGCACCGAGCTTGCCATCGTACTCGCCACTGGGAGCCGCTATGCCAGCCCCGACCGCGCGAAGCCGCTGCTTGAATTCATCGGGCGTCATGCCGAAAATCTTGCGCACGCCCTCCGGCACCTCGCCCTGTCCCTGCTGCTGCATCTGTGCCGGCTGCTGTTGAGCGCCACCACCCATGATAGACGAGAGGAAATCCATAATTCCGGCCATGTCAGCCTCCGATCAGCTTTGCGAGCATTTCGCTCATGCCGGTGCCCTGCATGGCCGTCTGTGCTTGCCGCGGCTTGGCTTCCGGGAAATTGGGGCGCATGCCGGTTTCATCCGGGCGGAGCGGGCGCGGTTTGGGCTTGGCGACGGTCGGGTCGCCGTCGCCCATGAAACGGGTCATCCCAGACGAGACGAGACCGGTCGTGGAATTCATGCCGGGCGTGACTTGGCCGTAGCCGATGTTCTTCTTCATCGCGTCCGAGAGGCCGGTCGGCCCCTTGTCGCGGACGGTTTGAACGTCGTCGAGCCAGGTAGTGTCGGCGCCGGGCTCGTCGGTCTTGGCATCCGGGTCGGCCTTCTGCTTCGGATCGACCCATTTGCCGCCGTCCCACCACGCCTTGTCATCCCATACGTCGAAGGACTTGAGGAAATCCTTCTGGGCATCCTTGTCGAGCCCAATGAAGTGGTTGCCGAGAACCTCGTTAAGTCCCCACCCGGGCTCGCCGCCGGAGAGCGCAGTCGTGGTTGCTTGGCCCCCCATCGATGGAGCGGCCGCGGCTCCACCCATCAGGCTCTGGAAGGCTTGAGGTGGCTGGTTGTTGAACATCGGGTTTCCTTTCAGGGATCAGGACAGGCCGCCGAGGCTGCCGCCGATGATTTTCCAAAGCTCGGAGTCGTCGCTCTTCTTCTCCGTCGTCGCTTTTGTGTACGAGTCCGTTCCGTTGAGCGACTGGAGCAGCCGCATCGCGTCATCGTATTTCTTGCTGCTGATCGCCTTGATGAAGTCTTCCTGCGTCTTGCGGCGCTTCTCCTCGTTCTGCTGAACCAGAGTGCCGGCATTGAACAGGGCGTCGTTTGTCGAGGTGAATTTGTCGTAGAGGTTGGTGCCGAGGTCCTCGAGCCCCTTGGCGGCGGTTCCAAGGTTGTCGGTCGCGATCTGCTTTGACCGCGCGTTGAAGGTGTCGGCCGTGAGCGATCGGTCCTGACCGGAATTGAACGACGCGAGGTTGGCGAGCGCCGCCTCGAGGCCACGGTTGATGTTCCCAGTGTCCATGGCGTCCTTGCGGCCGATATCGGAAGAGCGCTGCCCCATCGCCGAGTTGTAGGCGTCGGAGTAGATGCGGTTCGATGCATCGCCGATGGCCTCATTGGTGCGCGAGGACTGCTCACCCTCCATGATGCCGTGGCGCGCGTCACCGAAGGCGCCGGACATCTGCGCCATGCCGCCGATGCGGTTCTTTTGCCGCTGGTCTTCCTGCTGCAGTTCTCTGACGACCGGGTCCAGCACGCGCTGGGTGTACGGGTTCATGTAGCTGTCGATCGAACCAAGCCAGCCGTTCTCGTCGACAAGGCGTTCCGTCGAGAGGTTCTTCGGCGCCGCCACCGTCCCGCCGGCATAGTTGCCGCCGACGGTCTGCGGCCCCGCCCTGGCGAACTGGTCCCAAAGCCCCTTTGCCTCGTCGATGTTGAACATCTTCCCGATGTCCTGGTTGGCGAGCCAAGAGACGTTGCCGATCGCGTCCGTCTGGAGCTTCGACATATCGGTCCAGAGGCTTTCGCCGTCCTTCGTTCCGTAGACGTAGTTGTCCTTCGACCCGATCCAGTCCTGAACATCTTGCAGGGACTTCTTTGTCGGGTCCTCCAGCCAATCAGGAACGGCGGTTGTCGTCTTGGTTTTATTGGCCATCGGTCAGTTCTTTCTCACCTCGCCGGCCCTCAGATCGAGGACAAGGGTTCCGATGAAGTTGATGAGGTCGGTGAGGTCGGCCGTTGCGCCGTCCAGCGTCCTCGTCTTGGTGATGTTGGTGACAGTGAAGGCGCTCGCGATGACCCGCTGGTCATTTTCGATGCTGGCGCGCGCGATCTCGGCAATGGCGTTGGTCACCCACCGCATTTCAGGGGTGAGCATGCCTTGTGATGCCGGCGGCTGACCCGGGTTGAACCTACGCATGCTTGGAGCCCCGCTTGACGCCGGCGCCGGTCACTTCGAGCTTAGGGGAGCCGAGACGGAAATCCCCGCCCACGACGCGTGAGGTGTACCGCACACCCACCTGACGGCCGGATAGACGGGCATCGACGAGGATGTCCGCCTCCTGCACGGTCAGCACGTCAACCATCATTTCCGTGTCCCTTGGGTGGTCCTTGCCGTAGAGCCGAACCTCAATGACCCCGCTCTGCCGCTCGAAGTCCGGAACGAAGCCGAACACATCGACCGAAGTGTTGCCTTCAGCCATGTCAAACGGAGCGGCCTCGATATAGGCCTCCATCGCCGCACTGTTGTCGTCTGGCGTGTCCAAGGACTCATGGCTGTAGATCTTGCCGTCCGTGCCAAACATGACTGGGCGGCCGTCGCCGGTGCTGTAGCGATCGACCGCAGTCCTCGTCAGTGTGCCGTTGATCCAGGCGAAGTTGTTCAGGTTCACCGCGACATAGGTGTCCGGCTCACTGCCGACGGTGGGGAAGATGAACCAGATCTCATTGTATGCCTGATTGTGGAAGGCGATGGCCTTGAACAGGTGCGCCCGGTTCAGGCGGCGATAGACCCAGTCGCGCACGTCCTCGACGTTCGGGATGGGCTGGACGAAAGAGCCGTTGAACATGTGGAGCGTGTTTTGCCCCATCCAAAACGCGGCGCCATCGACAGTAGCGAAGGCGTGAGGCGCGACAAGGCCGCAGTTCGAGCCCACCGGCCGGCTATCATAGACCGTGTCCCCGCCGTTGAACTGGAAGGTGAAGGCCGTGGTATCCGACCAGACGAGGGACAGGCCCTGGACAAGGCCCGTGCCAGCGATCAGGCGACCGCCCCCCTGAAGCCTGCGTTCGTTCGCGCGATTGACCGAGGACGGTGTCCAGTCGGTGTTGTCGTCTACGTCCGCCCACCTCACAGTCATGTTGTCCTTGACGGCGGAGAGCGTCGTGCAGCCCAGCGCGAAGATGAAGCGCTCCGGCGTGACGAAGACGAACCGGGACTGAGCCGGAGCGTTCTCAAGGATTGCCGGACGAGCGAGGGAATCCGACCCGTCGTAGTAGTAGATCGCCCCTTCTGAGGGCGAGATGATCATGTCCTGCCCGTAGTTAGAGATGGACCAGACTAGCGGCTCACTGAGCGCCGCGGATTCGATTGGACGAGCTACACCCCATCCGCCTTCACCCCACCCGCCGATACCCCATCCGAGCAGATACTCTGGGTCTTGGTCGCCGCAATTGATCTCTGCTGAAGCGGTGACGGTTCCACCGCCCGACGCCGAACTGGTCGCCGCCGATGTGTGCTCGATCGTGAACTCGCTTGGGCCTACGATCTCCTGCACGATGTACTCGCCATCGATCGTGATGCCGCCAACGGCCGTCGCCCCGTCGAAGGTGACGTATTTCCCGGCCGCGTCGATCCCATGCGTGGACCACGTCACGGTGACGAGCGTTTCCGTGTCCACGGTCGTGAACGGATCGGTGAGCGTGACGTCTTCAGCGCCATAGCGATATGGCGTGATAGCCGACATCGTTTGACCGCGAAGAGTGTAGAGATTGCAGGCTGTACCGAACACGAGGTAGGCCGCGCCGGAGTTGAGAAGGCCCGTCCTTGCTCCGCGTGCGATGCCGGAGAATTCCGCGTCGACAAGCTCGGTGGTGCCGCCGATCTTCTCGGGTAGGCCCTTCGAAAATCGGACCTTATCGGTTCCAACATACCTGCCCTTGGCCGCGTATAGGCTGTCAGTAAGGACGACTCCAGGCGGGAGACTGAGCGGAACAAATCCCATGACTAATCGCACCTATTCGGCGTGGTTGGGTGATGTCGGATGGCGATCATGCGCTGGTGGCCGTCACGCGAAGTCTTGCGATTGAGGCTGTAATGCTCCCGCCGGAAGGCACAGGTTTCAGGCGCATCGCCGTAATGGGGCGCCCACTGAGGCTTGAGGGCTCGACAAATGTAGCGGTCGTGAGCGTTTGGCCCGAGGAATGCGCGTTTGACTGGATGAACACCCCGAGATCTGGGTCGTCCATATTCTTGAGTGTCGTGAACCCGCGCCGATTGCCAGTGCCGTTATTTGACCAAGTGGCAACGCCCGCTGTCCCATTCGACGACCACGAGACACCATCGCTTACATCCACAAGCAACTGGGCCAGGCCGGCTCCTGGGTTAGAGGATATACTTGTGACTTCGCACTCAATCTCGATGGTTGCCGTGCCGCTCGGTATAGCAATGACGAGAGGGGAGCCCGTCGAGATTGAAATAGCCGATGCTTCATAGATAATTTGCGCGGCCTGGCTTTCCCCTGCCGACTGCACGATAAGCGGCTCATCGCCGTCCGAGTAAACAACGGACACTCCGGCAGGAATGACCAAGGCGGTTCCGCCAGAGGGAAGGAGAGACACGGCAAACCCACCCGCCACCTGATTGGAAATGAACCAATAGCCTGGCCTCACACTCAGGTTTACGGTTCTGGCTTCCGCCAGAGTGCCCGTGAACTCCAGGAAAAGCTTAGCTTCGTCGGTCGCCGACAGAGTGAGATCACCTGCGGCTAAGCTAAAGGTAGCCTTGGAACCGAACTTGGAGTCAATTCGGTTGAAGTTTGCGTTGGCGGAGTCGCCCCAGTTATCGAAGCCGTTGGCAGCGCTTTCGCCGAAAGCAAGGATAGACAGCAGCAGGTTCGTCGAAAACGTGCCCATATCAGTTCGACTCCCAATTGAAATCCATCTCAAGCCCGCGCTTCGCGAGGTCGTCTTCTTCCATGGCCTCTTTCGTGGCCTGAAGTGCTCGGACTTCCAGTCTGTCGTAGAGGTCGTATTCCTTGCGTGCCTCTGCCGCGAACATCAGGCAAGCGCGCCTGACGAGCGTCGGGTATCGGCTGGTGAGGAAGTTCGTCGTGTTAGTGAGAGAAAGCGGCGACGGCCTACGGTAGTAGACCATCTTGGCCGTATAACCCTGGTCTGACGCCGTATTCAGGTTGATGGTGGAGTTGAAGTCGCACCAATAGGTAGGGAGGCCTTCCGGCAAAGCCGCGCGCTCGTCCCACGCAAGGCAGGTTCGGAACCACTCAACGTCCTTGAGGCGAAGACGATTTATGAATCCTGGAATGCCAAGGTGCAGCGGATCGAGATATCGATCAGGGAAGCTTGCGGATGATGCGCCAGAAGAGATAGACACATCATCCGCGGCAATCATGTCCCTGGTGCGGATTTTTGAGTAAATCCACGCCTGCGCCTCTTCGATGATGCTTTCGGAGTCAATACGGGCGTAGTTGATCCAATACTGGATCGAGCCCTTCACATCCGGGCCGGCAACAAGCGTGGAGTAATCCATGATCAGGCCTCGCCAACCAGATCGGCAGCCTTGAGGGCTTCCTTGATGGTTGCGCCGTTCGTGACGTCAGCGTCGGGGAGAAGCACCAGGACGGCCTTTTTGACGGCGTAGAAGGGATACTTGGCTTCGCCGCGATACCAGGCGTCGAGATTGACGTCGGCCGGGTCGGCGGATGCCTTCGGTGTTTTCGCCTCGGGAACGATGGCCGGCGCGGCAGATGCCGCACCAGCCTTGTCGCCCGCGACAGGAGCGGCCCCGTCCTCGCTCCACAGGTGATCGCCCTGCGCAGAGAAGTAGTGGCCGTTCAGAACGTATTGAGCCCCTTCGTACGGCGGGTAGATCGTGCCGAGGGCGGGGTCATTCAGATCAAGTCGCGGTTTGCTCATCGTCAAGCCCTCACTTGTTGTCGCCGACCTTGGTGCCGGCGATGGAGTGCGAGAGATCGTCACGACCACCCTTCATGCCGCCGCCCTTGAGCTGCGACGTGTCGGCGCCCTGCACCTTCATCGAAGATGCATCGAGGCCGGTGGACTTGAGGATCTTGGTGCCGCGCGATCCGGAGATCTGGGCGGTATGAGACATGTCCATGCTCTTCATGGGTTCAGTCCTTCAGGTAGGAGGAATACTGCGCTTCCCGCTCGTCCATGAGACTGTCGGCCACGTAAGGGTTCTTCGGTGGCCAGCAGCAAGGATCGCAGTCCCGCTTGTTGAGAGGTGCGCGCGACCGGACTTCGTATCCGACCTCGGCAACGGTCCCGGTCTTCTCGTCCGCCGGCCCGATGGGCTTGGACTTGTCGAGAGGCTTCCGGGCTAGATATCGGCGCTTGTCCGTCATCATGGGAAAGGCCCTTTCGAGGTTGCCCGACGCCCGAGGGCGGCAGGCGTTGGCGTTAGTCGGCCCAGTCGATGGTGACCGTGAAGTAGGCCTTGCCGGCCGGCGTGCCGCCGGTGTTGGCGACTTCCGTAATCTCGATCTGGGTGTCCTTCGGGATCGTGACGTTCCGGTCGAGGTAGCCGCTGAACATGGAGTCCGTTGCGGCAAGCGGGCCGATGGTGATGTCGGCATAGGCGTCGGTATCCGCAGCCGTGCCGATCAGCAGGTGAGCCGGCAGGGTCACGGCATTGAAGGTCTCGGTGGCAGAGATGGAAACGCCAACGAGGCGGCCATCCTTACCGGTCGGCCCGCGCACCGACAGCGCACGGGCAGCGTCGGCAATGTCCTCTTCCCCGAAGGTGTAGGACAGCCGATTGGGATTGGAGTAAGACATCAGTCTTTCCTTTCAGATCCTTGTTCTGGAACGGAAAAGGCCCCGCTGTGGGGGCCATTTTCCAAGGTGCTCGAGGTTGAGCGATGCCTTACGCGGCGCTGTCCCACATAAGAATTCGGGCGTTGTCCGCGTCGGTGTGCGTGAGGCCGGCTTCACCGAGGTAGTAGTAGCCGATGCCCTTGTCGCGACCGTAGTCGCCCGGGATCTTGGCGCGAACTTCCTCGGGGATTGCCGGCGCTTCGATGACCGTGTCGGCACCGAAGAAGAACGCCCACGAGGACTTGCCGTTGTTCCAGGCATCTGCCGACGCGCGGTAGATGTTGTTCGGCGAGTCCTTCGTGGTGTTGAAGGCCGCGTCGTTGGCATGTCCCTTCGGGATTTCGTTCTGCTCGATGAACCGGATCGACTCGTACCGGCCGACTTCACCGGCAAAGATCATGTTGATCCCTGTGTCGGTGTATTTGTGGATCCCTTCCAGATCGTTCTTGAACTTGCGGAACGTCGTCGGGTGGCCGATCGCGGCGTAATCGTCACCCTGGAAAGGCGGGATGTTCCGTTCTTTCGCAGTGTCGGCGATGGCCTTGATGTGGTCGGCGCCCATGGCGACGTTGTTGGTCGTGGCCGTGGCGCTGTTGGTCGTCAGCACGATCGTGTCCGTCGCCGTGCCCGAGGTGGGCGCGATGCGGAGGGGCGTGCGGAAGAACTGGTAGGCAACCATGCGGTCGAAGACCTTGCGGGCGTCGTCGCGAAGGGTCTGGTCGATGATGTCCTTCACGTCGTGCTCGCCAAGGGCCTCGAGCTTGCCGGTGTACGGCACACTATTTCCGAATTCCTGGATGGTGAGTTCGGATTGGCCGATGGTGAAGCCGCTTTCCGGCATCTTCTGCAGTTCGTCGATGGGGCCGCCGCGGGTCTCGATGTTCGAGTAGCGGTTCCAGCGGTAGGTGTTGCCCTTGTGGAGGCCGATCGCGTCGTCCTTTGCGTCTGCCAGGTTGCGGAACTTGGTCAGCGGCTGGAGGGCGAAGCGAAGATAGTCAGAGAGGTTATCCGAGTAGAGATAACCGCCCGACGCGTCAGAGGACCATACCTGTCCGGTCATGGTGATGTCCTTTTCAGATGGGTGTCGGCGCCGTCATCGCCCGCGGGTGAAGGCTTTGCGCTGCCTTACGGCTTCGCGCATCCTGTCTTCGCGGCTGGTGGTGTCCGCTTCGGAACCCGAGGCGATCGTGGCGCGACGTGGTTGGGGGGTAAGGACCCGCTTGCGCTCGACGCGCTCTGCAGGGTCATACGAGACGACTTGAGGCGTGGGGGCGGGATCTCGGAGACCGAGGCCCTGACGGATGCTCTTGGCCGAGAGCTTCAGGATATCGCCGTGGCTGGGCAGCTTGTGCCCCTGCCCGCGCAGATCACGGTATGCCTTGCCGATGACGTCGGCTTCGGAGAGACCGGTCTGACGCTGATAGCCTTCCAGGACTTCCTCGCGAACGCCGAGGTTCAGCAACTCAGATTTCATCTGGCTGACGGTCTCGGTGATAAGCGCGGTCTGGAGGGTGGCGTTTTCCTTGAAGGCTGGTTCGGCGGCGACGAATCCGTCCCACACTTCCCTCGTCTGGCGCTCGGTTTGCTGGTTCTCTTCCCGGGTGCGTATGGTATCGCCAATCCGGGCGTCGATATCGCCGATCTTCTCTTCGACAGTGCGAATGAGAAGATCACCGTGCCTCTTGAGGGCTGCCTTTGCTTCGTTGCGATCACCGACCTGAATGCGGTCAATGATCTCGTCCAGCTCGTCGTCGCCCGGTTTGGTATCCTCTGGCGTGGGTTGCTGGGGTCTGGAGCCTTCTGCGGCAGGCTGGCTATGGTTGGCCGCGGCCTGCTTTCGGAGGGTGTCCAAGATTTCTGCCTGCTCAGCGCGGAATTGCTTCGCGCGAGCAATGATGTCACCGGCGGCATAGGCCTGCTGGGCGAGCGCATCGCGCTCTTCCTCGGTGACCGGAATTTCCCTGCCCTGCACCTTGAGCACACGGCGCACGACTTGCGGCGTTTCCACCGGTGCGTCTGCTGCCTGCTCAACGGGTGTGGGATTGCGTGCCTCGTCGCGCTTCGCCTCGCGATCGGCACGGGTCTCGACGTTAGCGCCGAACCGTGTCTTCTCGACCGAGTCCGGCAGCGCCTGGAATTCTGCTTCGCCGTCCTTCGGCTCACGGGACCGGCGGTAGGCCTCGACGGCTGCATTCTTGTTGCGCTCGAAGGGAGAGCCGATCAAGGGCTCCTTCTTCTCTTCCTTGACGACTTCAGCCGCCGGCGGAGTCGCAACAGCGCGCTCCGCTGCAGGTTCCGCGCTGTCCGCCGGGGTGGCGAGATCGCGCACATCGTCAACCGGGCGGTCTTGCCCGTCACCAATAATGGCCATTTCAAGCATCCTTTATGTCGGGTTCGCCTTTGATCAGTCGCCGCACGAGGGCGAGATCGCTTTCCGTGAAGTCCTCGAGCGCCGCTTCGGCGGTTTCCCTCACGTCCTCAATCCAGTGCATCAGGTCGTCAAAGCGCCCGACGAGGTACTGGAGCTTCATGATGAGCCGGCTGTCCGTGGGATCAACCGTGACCAATGCCACACGGGCCGCGTCAGAGGTCTTTTTGGCATCGAGCAGTAGGCGCGCGATCACGCCGCCCGAATTGATGCTGTCCTCAAGCTGGTCGATAGCCTCGATCGCGTCCACGGCTTCGGCATCGAGTTCGGCGCTATCAACGCCGTCGTCGTCCAGGTAGGTCATGTTTTCGCCTGCTTTGTTTCAGCCCTCAGAAGGGCGTGGGTCGCTGCGGAGCGAGGGACGACACAAGGTGCGACAGAACCTGCTCAATGCGCTGGTTGCTCTGCATGGCCTGCTGTAGGGCCATCTCCATGTTGTCCATGCGCCGTTGGTGAACGAACTCCTGCTGATCAAGCGCAAGTTGGGCCTGCTTGACCGACATATCTGCCTGCGTGTCCGCTTGGTCGGCCTGGATGTCCATCTGCTTGAGGCGGAATTCCTTCTCGCCCTCGGCCTTGATTTCCTCCATGCGGCCCTTCTGGTCGATTTGCTTCAGCATCACCTCGGGCGGCGGGCCTTCTTCCTTCTTCGGCTTCTTGATGAAGAACCGGTCGGCATCGCGATATCCGTTAAGGCCCCAGATCTCCTGCGCCATTTCCATGCCGTTCGGCTGGATGCCTTGCTCTGCGAGCAGCGGCGTCAGTTCCTTTGTCATGTTCATGGCCGCCATAAGCTTTTCGAGCTTCTGCCGGCTGTCTAGGGCGCCCATGCCCACGTTGACGCGGACAGACACGTCGGTCGCTTCGAGGTTGCCGAGAACCTCGCTCAGCGTCATGCGCGGCTCTTTCGGCTCCTGTGGCGGCGCTGGCTCGCCATTCGGGCCGGGTTCGGGCGACTCTTCGTCGTCCGTCTCGATGTTCCCGAGCAGCCCGACGGCCTCGCCTGCGACCGCGATGGCGGTCTCGTCGCTCTCGTAGAACTTGATCAGGTCAACGCACTGGTGAAGCACCGGCTCAACCCACGTCTCGATCCAGACGCGCAGATCGTATTCGGTGAGCGAGTTGGCCGAGCTTGCCAGCAGCTGCATGCCGCCGACGGTCTCGTTCAGCGTGCGGTTCGACTGGACGGAGCCGCCAGAAAAAACGCCCGCAAGCTCGTCGAAGTCGTTGGCGATGACATGCATGTTCGCCATGGCGGAGCCATCGGGGCTCGGCGCGCGGTCGAATGTCACGTCGTCCTGGCCTTGGACGAGAATGGCAGCATCCGGGCCGCGGTTCTGAACCTGCTTGAGGTCGATCCCCCTGCCCTTCATGATCTTCGTGATTGGGCTGATCGCCATCTTCATGGCGTCAAGGTTCAGGTTGGTGATGTCGTTGATTTCGAGCTGCATGGGCTGCCAGCTTTCCACCGGCGCCATGGGGTGCGACTTGTGGGCCTCCAACGAGCCAAGGCCGCGCACATATGGCCGGTCACCCTTGTTGGCCGGATAGCTCTCCTCGGTCGGGCGCGGGTCGGAGAGCATGATGGATTCGCCCAGCATCCAGTAATGCCAGTCCTGACCGTCGACACGGTAGAAGCACTCGTAGATCCAGATAACGTCGTTATCAGCCCCGGCGTGGCGGCTTTCGTAGCGGTCCGGTCCATCCTCGCGAGCCTGGCGGACGCTGGTCGCCTGATTGACGTTGGCGTTGCGGCCCTGCGTGAGTTTGGCAACATCGATGTCGCGCCACGCACCGCCGCCCATGGTTGGCCGGTCGCCTTGGCTTTCGACCATGTATTCCAGATCATTGAGGCGTGTCGGATAGGCCGCGATGAAATAACCGCCCTCCTGGATCGGGTCACGCCAGTCGGACGTCGGGTCGATGAAGGCGCGCTCTGGCGGGAGCAGGTCGATCATGATCCGGTCGCGAACGACCTCGACCTCTTCCTCCTCCTCAACGTAGACGACTTCTTCCACGATGGGCTGGCCGGATACCGGGTCAACGACCGGCATGCCAAGCTCGTCCAGTACCGGTTCCTCAGCCGTGCTCTCGACCTCGACTATGGTGCGGCGCTCTTCGTATTCCCAGAACTGCTTCGACACGCAGATGCCGGTCATTTGGCTGTCCTGCCGGGCGCCGATGGCCGTGAGGAACCAGTTCGGCCCAGCCTTCTTGTTCGACCGATCAAGGCGATAGTTCAGCACGGCATGCAGGAACGCTGCTGTCGAGGCCTGGAGTTTGTCGCTGCCACGCTCCGGGGTGACGGAAACCACATCCTCGGTCGAGAACAGCGCACCTGCCGCTGTGGCGTCGTTCTTACGAACAGCCATGCGGGTCTTCGGCTTGAACAGCTTCGACCGGTTCCGATACCGCGGCGTATCGTACTTCGAGCCGTTCATGTGGCGGTTCGAGTAGGCGCGATAGTTCCGCGCCCATGCCGTCGTCAGTTTGCCACTCTGATACGTGCTCGCCGCATTCAGGGCGCGCTTGAACGATTCGATCCAAGCCTTGTCGTCGGTCTCGCCCACATCGCCGGCAGGCTTTGCGGACGTGAAGCCGTCTTCACCCGGCGCGGTGCGGTTATCGGAGAGGTTCAAGGTGGCCACGTCCTTTGATCGGAGCGAGATTGAGGGCTTGCTTCCAATGGTCGATGGAGAAGCCACCGCGCGGAATGCTGTAGCGTTCGAGCAGTTCGCCAGCACCTTTGAGGATGGTGCGGCGTCCGCCCGGGTCTGAGGCGACGTCAGAGAGCTTCACGACGTACCAGCGATCGGGCGGCATCAGGCCACGTAGCTGCATCTTCACGACGCCGCCGGTGCGGGACATCACCACCTCGCAAAACCACGGGTGGCCCTGATAGGTGCGGTTCAGCAGGTCGCCGACCCATCGCGCGGTTTCCATCTTGGCCGCGGCAAACGGGTCACGCCCATCGCCGTCGCCAAGGTCGGGGCGCTCATATTTCGTGGAGAGGCTGAACATTGACCGGTCAGCCCCAGGTCAGAACGTCGGAGGGATCGACCGTGATGGCATCGATGTTGGCCTGGTTGACCGAGGCATCAGCAACGACGATCGGCGCATCGGTGAAATCGCAACTCGACGGGTTCGGCGCCGGCAGGCCGTCCCAGACGAATACCGGCTTGCCGATGCCCGGACGGAGCTTCACGTACTCGCCAACATTCGCGGCTGCCGCGGTGGTGAACACCTTGAGCACGTCCACACCGCCGACGGTGACTTCGCAAACGACTTTCACTGTCGCCTCCATGGTTAGATTACCCTTGTGAGTTGAATGACGAATTCGGCCGGATCCGCTCGGTCACCAAGCATGTCCATGCATTCGACGACGCAGAATTCGGGATAGCGCTCGGTGACCGTGACGCTCTTGTCGCGATCGGAGGCGATGGCAATGTAGTCGTCGTTCGGCTGCGCTTCGGCGAAGTCGATCCAGTAGACGCCGATGTCCATCATCGTCGCGCCGGCGATACCCATCGTTGCCGAGATGGCGCCGATCTCCCAATCACCTACCGAGAACCGGCCCATGGCGAAGATGTGCGGGGTGGACGGCACGTAGACCGGCGCATCCGCCAGCGCGTGAACGAACTTCACCGCGCCGCCGACGCGATCCACCGACGTGCCGGTGACGATCTTGCCTTCCGGCACAGCGTCAGCAGCAGCCGGGAGATATAGGCCGACGCCGGCAAGGTCTACCGCCGACCAAAGCTGCTCGATATGTAGCGGGTGGCAAATGGCATCTTCGCCTTCGCCAATAGGCTGGCCGTTCCAGGCGACAAAGCCGCTGGGCGTTTCGAGATAGAGTGTCATGGATGCCTCAGTAAATTTGAAGGCCTATACCGGCGACGTTGGTGCTCGACCCGCTCCAGGTAAGCGTCTTAGCCCCGGTCGCGCCAACGGGCGAGGTTGCTAACTCGTAGACCGCCATCGACGTTTGGGTGTTGATGAGCGCTCTTTGCGTCATTCCTGATGGAGCGGAACCTACCGACACGGCATCTGCCGCATTATGGAAAGTCGCGACAAGAACGCCCGGTTTAGTCGCGGTGAGAGAGTTCATCGTGGAAATCGTGGAGAACGAGTTGAAGTTGTAAGTGCCGACAACGTCAACAAGACCAGCGCCGCCTCGATGGCATAGGATGGAGCCAACCTTCTTGGCCACCCCGCCTGTCGTCCCGAAGGTGAAAGACGCCCCTTCTGATCCGTCAACTTTCCGGCGTAGGATAGCTACCCTGTTATTATTAGTGAAATCGGACCCCACAACCGTCCAGCCGGCAAGCATTACCGCAGTGATGTTGGTATAGCCCCATATGATCGCGGTCAGATCATCCCCAACCGCAACAGATGCCGGCTTGTTGATGGTGATCGTAGTGGTTGCGCTGTTCGCATCGCCCGTCGTGCTGGAGATGAATACTGGCGGGGCTAAGCCGCCGACACCCAGCAACATCCCGTCGCAGAACATAGTCATACGCCGACGCCCCGTGTCGTGAATTGATATTCACCGGATGCCGTGATCTGACCGTCCACGCGCCACTTCGCTCCAGCGCCTGTCGGAATGGCCGGAGCCGAGGCAGCGCCGATAGGCGTGAGGCCAGTGCCGTAGGACAATGTGTTGCCCCCGGCATTGTTGTACCCGGTGAAGCTGAACTTCGCCCCGATGTGGTTGTTCGCATTGGCAAGCTGAAGCGTTGCGTTGTGGGCCAGCCCCGGCGAATTGATGCGGAACTCCTGCCCGAGATCAAGATCGAGCGTGATTGTCGTCCCGCTGGCAACGGGGACAATCACGCCATGCTGAGTTTCGGACCAGCCTTGGGCGACGTCGAGCTTCGCCGTGTCAGCGTCGTAGGCCTGGACATCGGTCCCGATCACAACACCAAGCGTCGTGCGTGCGGCTGACGCGTCGGCGTCGTCAACCAGCGTTCGGCCAAACGCCGAAAAGTCGGCCATTGCCCATGCGCCGGCGCCCGTGGCGTACGGGAGCTTGTCAGCGGCCGATGTCAGAGCAGCAATCGCCGTCAAATCAGCATCTACCGGCTGAAGCTCAGCGACCGTCTTGCCGCCGTCCTTGACCAGCTTGCCGGTGGTCAGATCGAAGACTGCGATGTGGCCATCAACAGAGGAGGCCGGCCCGACGACGTCGCCAACTCCGGGGGCTGGCAGATTGTCGATCGCGTCCTTGATAGCCGCCATCGTGGCGAGCTGGTCGGTATCCGTGCCAAGTGTAGCTGTCGGAGCCGTGGGGGTGCCGGTCAACGCGGGGGATTCGAGATCGGCTTTCGCCGCTAGATCACCGGTGTCAGCCTTGTCAGCCAGCAGCGCGTCTGTCTCAGCCTGGCTGTACGTGTTCGACGAGTCCCGCAGCGCATCGGCAAGCCGAGTGGACTGATTGGCCGGGTCTTCGAGCGTAATCAGGAGCCCGTTGATGAACTGCGGTTGAGGAAGCGCCATCAGATCGGATCCATTTCGAGTTGCACCTGTTCGGTTCCCAGATACACCGGGTCATTGCCGAGATAGACGACGTAGGAGAACTTCGGCCCGTAGCTCGAGTAGGCCGGCCGGGCCAGAAACTCGCGGCCGTTGCCGAACTCATATTCCACCTGCCGGTTGCGATCGGCGTAGAACTCCGGGTCTCGCTCCAGCAGCAGCGCCATGTAGGAGCGCTCTGTGTAGCGGACGTCGCCTTTAGCCATTTCGCGTCACCTATGCATCAGCCGTTGCAGGAAGCTCCGGCATTTCCTCGTGAACACTGGCCGGCATCGGCTCCATGTCGTAGATACGCGACACCGCATCGACCAAGTCGTCGTGCTGTGCGAACGGGAAGAACAGCATTTCGTTGATGAGTTCGGACGTGAGGTCGTAGGCCTCGCCCTTCTCGTTCTTCCGCACGATGGGCGAGACAGCTAGGTAGCCCTGCCCCCGCGCCTTGGCTCGCCTCATCAGCGCCGTGTCGGTCGATGCCGGCACATCTTTTCTGACGTTACCGTTCTCGTCCGTGGCGCCCATGCGCCGATATGCGATGGTGCCGGCCTCAACATCAACAGACCACATGCATGCTCCCATGCCGTCCCGATGGACCTGCGCGGGGAGAAAGAATGACCCGTACTCGAAATCAGGCTGAAGCCGCTCGACGCGATGTTGCTTCGAAGCCCCGCCTTCCCGCGGCCACGCCAGTTCCTGAATGGCGAAGTGATAGTTCTCGTCGCGCATCCGCTCTTGGAAATACTCGTCGTCGGACTGCTGCCCGAACCGCTCGTACCCGACCTTCAGGATGCCGACGCCCGGCATGTCCACCCACTTCTTGTGCAGGTGTCTCAGGTGGTCCCAGCGTTCGGAGAGCGCCATCCGATGGCAGAAGCCGTCCAGCAGGTATTTGTTGCTCGCCCGATCTATCCCGATAACCGCCATGGCCGTCCGGTCGCTCGTCGATGTCCTCCCCCGCGATGGATCGCAGAGGATGTAGATGTTCATCGTCGCCGGCCGAACTTCCCATCCACGCAGCCAGGCGGGCTGGAACGTCCGCTCCTTGCCCGACAACGGGTTCTGCAGCATCTGAGCTGCCAGCGTCGAAAGCTGCGTCTTCTTCTTCTCGTCCCATGCGTCTTGGGCGAGGAAGACCGGCTTGCCCTCTGGTCTGCCGTTGTGGGTTGCCGGATAGACGCGAGGCGTGATGACCCCGCGCTGCATGATGTCGCCGTAGGAGTCGCCGAAGCTGTAGCGCGTGCCGATCATCCACTTGCGCCGCTTGCCGGCACCGAGGTTGTCGGAAAGCTCCCATGCTTCCGTGGTCTTCCGCACCTGCTCCGGTGTCGAGACAGAGGCCAGCGTGACCACGTCGTCGTAGACCAGCAACGCGAAGTGTTTCCCCGTCGGCTGGCCGTCTACCAGCCCCCAAGCCTCCATCGTGGCTTCCTTGGGGTTCCGGCGGCGCCGAACAGTGAACGATTCACCAGACCAAACAGGTGCCTCAGTCTTCGGTTTGAGCCAGCAGACGTCGGGGTATAGCCGCCGCAACTCGGCATTGGCTTCAAACTCTCTCTTGACCTGCGCAACGAACTTCCTTGCGATGTCCCGGGTATGGGAGAAGATCCCGATCGTCACCTCGGGGTCGTTGATGATCTCCTGGATGGAGCCGCAATAGGTGATCGCCGTTGATTTATAATGCTCGCGCGCCCACAGATCGAGATAACCGTCCGGCGCAAGCTCCACCTCACGGAACCGGTCGTAGAGCCACGGATGCAGCCCATCCAGCCGCCCGAGGATAGACGTGAACAGGAAGAACCTGTCGACACAGCCGAGATAGGCAAGATCGCCGTCCGACGCGTGCGGCAAGATCGCATCGTAGAAGTCCAGCGCGCCGGCATAGTCCTGCGTGTGTAGCTCATCCGCCTCGACATAGGCGACAAGGTCAGGGTGCGCGCCTGCCCTGTAGCGTGCGCCGGTGTAGCGTGACAGCATTCACTCTGCGTCTCGGCTCGACAAGATTTCAACATATTCGATGGAACCAGCGGTAGGTGCGCCTTTCCAACTCGAAGTGATGCGATCACCTGGGGCGTACCGCCCCCTGTTTCGGGCCAAGCGAATGCAGCACCGGCGTTTGTCCCTGTTTTCTCGGTCAGTCGCCAAGACAGCTTTCGTTGCATCGTCAACCGGTCCTCGCTCTTCCCGGTCAGAGATCCAACCTGCAACAACGACAGCCCGAGGCACGGACGCGCGCTCCATCTCCGTGACAAGCGCGTAAAGTGAAATGGCCATTGGTTTCGCCTCCAAATGACGGGTTGAATTTCGTATTGCGGAAATTGCTCCGATGGGTATTTTCGTAAATATGAAATACGAAATTCGGAGCCAACCACCATGGGCCTATATGAGCAGCAGCAACGAGCCGAAGCGCGCCGGAAAGCCGAAGAGGCCATGAAGGCAAAGGTCGTAAAGCCGATCGAGGTCGCGCCAGAACCGACAATAGCCCGTGGCAGAGGCCGCCCATCGTCCGGGAAGGTCGTTACAACGCTTCGTCTTGACCCGGATGTGATCGAGGCCCTGAAGGCCGGTGGGCCGGGCTGGCAATCCAGAGCAAACGCCCTGTTGCGAGCCGCGTTGAAGCTCTAACCGCCGATCTTCCGCTTCAAGTCCCGTATAGCCTTGCTGAGCGGCAGCACGTTCGATCCAGCTGTCTGGGCCTCGGAAGGCTCTGCCGCCTCTCCTGCGCCCGCTGTGGGCTGTTCTGCCGCGATCTTCTGGCCCTTGACGTGCTCGTGGGTCAGTGTGGGGCTGTCCTCGTAGCCGAAGCAGCGGATCAGGAACATCCGCAGATCGGCCGCAACCTTGTGCTGGCCTGCAGCTTTCGCGTCCTTGATGTCCTGAAGCACGTCGGTGAACATGCTCTTGGCTTCGAACACGCCGGTATCGATGACCCGTTGGGCCGAAACCTCCTGCAATTCACGTACTCTAGCCTGGACGCTCTCATTTGAGCTCAGGCGGGATGCGTTTCCGCGGTGGGAGTTATAGCCCGCTTCGACATAGGCTTTGTCAGCACTGAGGCCCTTGGCGAGCCCCTGAGCCATCGCCTCGTGCTTGGGATCGGAGAGGACTGGCATTCACTTCGCCTTCTGAGATTGATACGGCCTACCGTGATTACGCATGGTCTATGCAAGGCCCTCGGGCCACACGCCGGTCTTCCCGGGTGATCACGGTCTTGTCCCTGTCGCCGGTGGGCAGGTCAGGAGTTTCCCGAGGGGTGGGTTAGATCGCGTTGCGCAGGCGGTCGATGGCTTCGTTGGCCTCACGGATGGCGGCATTGGCCTCTTCGGCGCAGCGGGCAAGGCCCGGGAGGACGCCGGGACCGCCGTAGTTGCTGGGGTCGCTCCCGCATGCTTCAGGCACAGGGCCGATCAGGTCGTTGACCAGCTCCCTCACCCGGGAAGCAAGCGCATTCGCCGCGCCAAGGGTCTCACAGGCGGTTTCGACCGCCGTCACGCGCTTCGTCTGGGCGGCGAGCGCCGCGCCGTACTCGGACTTGCTGTAGTCGGTGGTCATGTGCTTTTTCGCGTAGGCGAGGTCGTTGGGGGGCATAGCCATTGTCGTCGTCTCCTGTTGAACGATTGGAGCTGCCATGCTCCTTGCTTGGGAGGGGTTAGGCAGTGACGTGCTTTACGGCCCACATGACGGACTGTTCCGCGTTGGTCAGGGCGAGGGAGAGTTCGCGGCTCTTGCCGGTCTCGTTGATGATGTCGATCAGCGCCTGTCCGGCATCCTTGATCTTCAGCATCTGAGTCTCAGCATCGCTCAGAACACGGTACTGATGGCGAACCGCGTTGTTGGTGGTGCGAGCATCGGATGCGCTGTTGACGTGTTCGCTCATGCCGGATCTCCTTCAGTGCTTTCTGCCGACGCTTCGGCATCCTTCCTGTCGAGCGAAGCTTTCAATTCGCTGATGCGCCGGTCCAGACACCATGCGATATCCTCGCCCATAGTCTGCGACCGCTGCGGCAGTAGCCCCAGGACAGTGCACATCGCGTCATATGCTTCGGCTCTTGGCTGAAGCCGGCTGATGACGCTACGGAGATTCTTGATCTCTTGGCTACAGCGGGAAGCCATTTCGATAAATTCGATGGTGTGAGCTTCTGGGGCCATTGTTGCCTCTCTGGGTTATGGCACGAAAAAACCCCGCCATTTCTGACGGGGTCGGGTGTTACGGCTATGCCGTATGGGGTCGGGAAGGCGATCAGGCCGTCCCGATGAGTGACCCACCTGATGCGCATCGTTGAGAGGCGTGGCGGGTTCTGTTGATGGTCGGGGACGCGTCTACCAGTTCCGCCACAGGGGCCGAAGCCCCTCGCGGGACTTGAACCCGCACTCCTCTCTGAATCCCCGATCTCGTCTGCCTTTCGGCGAATTCTCCGGGAACGGCCAATGTGTCCCGGCGCACAATCAACGCTCTATCCGACTGAGCTACCGGCTGTTGACACCCCAGAAGTTGCCGTCCTCTGCGCTAGCTTGGGTGCACCGGGCAGGACTTGAACCTGCGACCTCTGCTCTGTTGCCTTTTGGCATATGGTGTCCGAGCGAGCCGGGTCGAAACCGGCTAGGCCGTCGTGCGCCGCAATCGGCGCCAATCCTGCCCCGCGTATGCGGCATTTTGATCGCGTGTGCTTCCACGCCGTCGCTCGGTCGTCGGGGAGGCCGAAGCCTCACACACTTACGTGCTCCCGAGCGGTCTCGTTTGCCTTTCGGCATATGGGCTACCGGACGCCAAGGCTCCGGTTCTGATCTGAATGCCGCGCCCGGATCCTCCGGGGGTCGAGTACCCTGACCGGGGCCAGAGCAGGGTCAACTTGCGGCTTCGCGTCCGGTGCGATCCAGTGTGTCGCGCACTTCTCGGACGATACCGTTGATGACGTGTCTTCTACGCTGTTTTGCGACACGTCGTCTAGGCGAATGTCTAGCCGAACCAGATGCTTACGGTTAAGTTCTGATGCAATGGTTTGACAAGCCCGCTGAATTTTCCGTTCGAAAGTTCGGCGGACCATGTCGTTTCGCTCGAGATAGCGGTCCAGATACATGCCCTTTCGGGTCTTGATGAACCCGTAATCGTAGACCAGCTTCCGGGCATCTTCGTCGAGATAGGAGTTAATCCATTGCCAGGTTTCCTCCATCCGTGAGAGCGCGCCGGGGGCGAGGATGCGGCGATAGGCGACCGTGCCATAGCCGTAGCTCTCTCCGATCTCTCGAACGACGTCCCCCATGGCGCCGCCGGCCATGCGAGGACCGAGGGATGCCGGTGAGGCCAGCAGCGTCTCTGCCGCCTCAATGATCCGGGCCTTCACCTGCTCATAGGTCCAATCCACGAAAACTGCGATGTTCATGCTGCATCTCCAATCATGTCCAATAGGTCGCCCTGGATGGGCCGAAAGAACCGCACTGAGATAAGCACGAGCAGCGCCTTCCAATTCTCAACAGGCAGCTTCATTGCCTTCGTCTTGCGGCGCAGGCTGCCGAGGTCGATCGCGTCGAAGTCCTTAGTCAGAGTGGCGGACTTCACGAGGTCAGGGTTTTCCGCCAACAGGGACGATACCGCCTTCAACATGTCGGCAAAAAGCTCCGCGGCGTTCGCCTTCGTGCCGGTCATCAGCATGAACACGAGGCGAAGGTGCTCTTCCCCATGCTCGCGCCCTATATCGCGCACTGTGGGCTTGCAGTAGCACTGGAAGGCCTTCCGGCCAGTCGGGCTGTGCTTGTGCCCGTCGAACAGCTTCACGCCGCACTGGCGGGCGACACGGTAGATGTCACAGCGGTGAGGCGTGCGAGCGTTCAATCCGCGCCCTCCCTCTCCCCATCGATAAACGACACCCTCGGCATGGTGACGACAGCGCCGGTGGACGTGGTGCGCTTGACGTGCTCGACCCATTTTCCGGCGATGAACGTGCAGCGCGGCGGCGGTTCGTCGATGACAGGTTCAGGCACAGTTTTGGCCGCCTTCTCCACGACCGGTTCCTTCGCCCACTGCCGGGCGGGGAAGATATCCCGGCGCATGCTCGCCGTCCCTGACATGCTCCCCTTGGTGACCCCTATGGCCTCGGCAATCTTGGAAGACGGCACACCAGCATCCCACAGCCTCGCCGCCTCGTTCAATTTTTCTTCGGTCCAGACGACACGGTTAGCCATTCAGCCGTGCCTCCATCTTCCTGATGCAATGTAGGATCGAAGTGTGGTCGCGCCCGCCAATGAGCTTGCCTATCTGCGGGAGAGACAGGTCTGGCCGTGCTTTGTGCACCGCGTAGACGCAAGTGTGGCGAGCCTCAACAATCGAGGCCGTGCGAGATCCACTGATAACCTGGGCATAGGAGACTCCGGGGAACTCCTCCAGCACCGATGTGACAATGTCCTTGACTGGCCGGCGTCCTGTTACGACGTCGTCGCTGTTCGTGAGGCGGTTGATGGTCTGTTCATGGTTGCTGATGAGGTCGGTTTTCTCATCGATCGTCTTCTTGAGCGCCCGATTTTCGGCACGAAGCGAAAGAACCGCTTGATGGAGCCTGTCGATTTCATCGCCGAGGCTCTTCCGGTCCATGATGTTGATCGGCGTCTGGCGGCCCATGAGAGCCTGGCGGCGGCGGTTTCCGTCGCGGATCATCTCTTCCGACGAGCCATAGGTGTGAGCGTCGAGGGGGTGCCAGTTCATGCCTCCGCTCCTTTCAGGCCAAGCGCCCTATCCAGATCGCGTCCGGTCGTCTCGAAATCCCGGTGAATGATCGCGATGCCGCCCTCTTCCTTCCATGCCTTGGTGTTCCGCTCGAAGTCGTCGATCAGGATATCGCCGGGCGCGTGCATGAAGAGCGCCTTGTTCCGCCCGCCCATGACCGGGAGGATGATGGAGTCGACCGATAGATGTTCTCGAACCCATGCCCGCTTCTGGCGCGCGACGTGCGCGTAGTTCGACTTAGGGCATGCGGTGAGGATGATCGGATCCAACCAAGAGATGCCGTCGAAGAACGCCTTGGCGCCGGGGCAAAGCGGCATATCGCGGAAGTAGGACGGATGGCCGTTGATCGTGGACCACATGTCGTCGTCCAGCATCTCCCGGTGATCGACGTTGAACAGCGCCGGGAAATGGGCATCGAAGTCGGCCATGACGCCGTCAAGATCGAGATAGATGCGGGGGAAATCGGTCATGCACGTTTCTCCAAAATTGGCTGATCAGCTCGCCACAGCGCATCACGGGCGCGAAGTTGTCCGCACGTCGCGGACACGATCTCCTCCGCAGTCGCGGTCGCCAGAACGGCGGATATGCACTTTGGGCGGGTCGTGGCGGACGTGACCGAGATGCGGAGAGAATGACATGCGCTGCGAAGCTCTTCGGCCCACAGCATTTCCAGCATCATTTCAGGCACCACCTCGCGCGGAACAGGCTCGGCCTCTATCTCCAGCGCCAGCGGTTCGCCCGAACCGCCGCGGTGATAGTGCCGGTCGAGATTGGTGCCGACGATGAGCCCGACGCTGGGAAGCAGGTGCCGGATCAATCGTGCGTCCTCGGCGTGCTCCTTGGCGCAGCAGATCCACACCTCGGGGACGCACAACTGGAACATGCCGACCTGATGCATGAGGCGGGACACGTTGTCGTAAGCGCCCTTGACCTCGACAGCAGCGATATGGGACGGGGCGATGGCAACCACGTCGGCGCGGACCTCCCGCGCTCCCATCACCAACTCATGGACGATACGGGCTTCCGGGTGCCTGTGGCG